GTAAGTCTTCTACGAGCTTCCGCATAAGGAATTTTGTTATCCTTCGAATACTTTTGGAAAAAAGCATCAATCTCTTTGCGGATTTCGATTAAAGCAAGTTCATACGCTTGTAGCAGCATTTTTTCATATTCCAGGACAGAGCGTTCAGATGCGAGTGTCGCATTCGTCATTCGCTCTTCCCAATAATCTCTACCTTTCATTTAATCACCTTCTATATCTTCGGTACCGTTTGACCTTCCGCCGTCTTAGCTATCTTCTCACCGTATTCGGACTCAAGGTCAAGAACATCACCCTGTTCTTCCCGCAGGTTCTTCATTTCCTTATCAGCATTCATAACCCAAGGATGATTATCAGCAATAGTGCGTCCGGAGATGATTCCAGCACTGGTAAAGCAGTTCTGAATTGTTTCAGTCTCATTGATGATGACATCTGTGTTGAAGATAATGCTGTAGCTGACATCTGTGAAATCACCCTTGCCACGAGCGATAAGGTCCTGCTGAATGAACCAGATAAGCAGCATGAGTGACCACTCACATTCGCTACCCCAATCGATACAGTCCATATCCAGGTCGGCGTAGAGGAAACGGAGTGCAACACCTGATGTATCTCTGATATCTTTATCAGCAGTATTGACACCTTGTCCGAATTCGTAAATGTCTTCACGCAGACGCTGCAAGTGCTTGTCTACTTCTTCTATATTAAGAGGAGTTTCCATTGCACGAGCGTCACCGTCACCTTGTACAAAGATTGTTCGGTACTGATTCTTGTTGTGAACGAACTCTTCCTTAGATGCTCCGTCGTAGTTTTTAACCACTGTGATGGAATTTGGAAAGTCGTCTACATTGTCTGCAATTCCGCTTGTTTTCTTGTCGTAGTCATCAATAAGAGACTTTACACGAACCAGTAGACTTTGTTCGTCAGGGTCGTACTTAAAGGGAATAAATGGAATTTTTGCCCACAAGACGCCAATCTCTTGTTCTTTCCCGTCCTGTCCTACACTCTTAACAGAGAAATTGGGCGAGAGCATACCCTTTTCTTCGTCGACAACAAGAGAACCATTATCATTGTACTTATAATGATAGACGCCCTCTTTTGTGTAATAGTCCACAAACTTAAGAAAGGTCTTTCTTCCTTGATGGTATCTTTCTACAGTATATTTTCTAATAACTGCATCTAACTCCGTGTGGTCGCTGTCTGCCCAAAGAGGAATAACCTCTTCTGGAGCACAACGCATGAACTTGAGTTTTCCTTCCTCATTATAATATACATGAATCCAGCCGATACCCTTAACGATGGAATCACGACCGACATTCTTAATGAGCTTGAAAAAGTCCTTTCCGAAATATTCCTTGACGAGACTGAACATCTCCTCTGCTCTAGAATCGTCTTCCTTATTTGCACTCATTGTAAAAGGCTTACCGAGCATATATCCAATCTTTTGCCGAGTAAGCTTCTTCATAAAGTTGTGACACAGCTTGTTATTCGTGAGAACTTTTGACTCCATGAGGACAGCATTGTTTTCAGCATCACGGCCGATAACCTGTCTCTTCTTATCCAGGATGTCATTATCATTCTTATAATATCTCCAAGCAACATCCATATATTTTCTGAATTCACTTTCTTCGAATTCAGAAATAACTGTGGTAAGGAATGCTGTCTGTTCTCTGCCTTGTGGAGAATCGTCAGCAAGCTGCTTAGATATTACTTCCGTTTGGTTTTTTCCAATCCAGAACATTATTCACCCCTCCTGTAATCCAGCTTTTGCTCAATAGCATCAACACGCTTGTGAAGCGACTTGTAGCTTGATGTCAGCTCTGCCACGCTAACAAGCATAGTTCTATATTCACTTTCTCTTTTTTCATCGACAGTATCCATTTTTAGGTTCATTCTGTCGAAGGAGGTTTTCATCTCATCCACCTGACGAGAAATATTTTTAATATCTGTTTCAATAGCACCGGATTTTTGTCCATCCTGTGTCGCCTCTTTTTTTCTCCCTAAAAAGAATGCTGCAATGCTGCATGCGGACACAACAAGACCAATCAGCACTACTAACAATGAAATATCTACAGTCGTCATAGACCTACCCTCCTTCTACATTATAGTAATATTATAACAAATACCACTCGGTTTGTAAAGAGTTTTCGATAAAAATATCTCTTAAAATGAAAAATTTGATTGTCCGATTTTTTCACACGCATAACGGAACGCATCCATTAAATGGTTGTAGTCATCTACAGGCTGATTGAGAACTCTACCGTCTTTGTCTTTATCCCAGATGTAGTTATTTAGCTCTATCAGAGTGTTTGTGCATCTCGGATGAACATAAATATGGTAATCTTGGAGCTTCTGAATACCTGCTCTAACAGAGTCAGGGCCCTTCTTAGCAGGACGAATTCTCTGAATACCTGCCTGTCTAACTTCTTCGATGGATTTCGGTTCAGAACTATCTGCGATGATAAGACACTTGTCGTAATTCATCTCTTTTAGCTTATTCGCTATCTCGATGTTCGTCATATGGTAACCATACATCTCATCGAAGATAAAGATTTCCTTTGTCTTTTCGTTTACCATGCACGCAATAAAACCTGTCGGGTCATTGGAGAAGCCCCAGTCAAGACCAAACAGTTCATGATAAATGGGTCTGTCGCTTCTGTCTGTCATAGAGCGAAGTTTTTGAATATCAAAATCGAGTTCTTCCCAGTTGTTATAAACAAGACCATCTGCGATACCCCAATCTCCGAGACCTTCAATTTGGTATCGACGAGAATTTTTAGTTTTCATTTCCTCGAAGACTTCTCGGTCGGCATCATCTAAAAATTCATTACACATATAGTTGGTGGTGAGGCAAAGTATATTTTTTCTTTCACCTCGTTCGTAAGCGTCAAAGAATCTCTTCTTAATCCAAATGTTCTCCGACCAGGGGTTGAAAGTAAAGGTAATTTGCTTGAAATATCCAGGAGGTAAAGAACCTCTGATAGAAAGGTCAAGTTTATTGAACTCTTCTTCATCAGTAATCTGGAAAGCCTCTTCTATCCACACCCAGCAGAGGTTACCTGTTTCAACTGTAATAGATGTGATAGACTGAGGGTCATCGAATCCTCTAAATAGAATTTTTTGTCCAGTTGGCAGGTAGGTAAGTTCCAGAGGGTTCATTGTAGCCTTCCAAGAGCCCTTCACTCCAAGCTGGTTCATTGCCCATTTAAGCTGAGCAAAGGTACTATCCCTGTGTGTATTAAAGTAACGACGGATAACAACAGCATTGGCGAGAGGATACTTCATTATATTATAGATAAGCCATAGCGCCATGGTGCAACTCTTCTTGCTTCCACGACCGCCTTTAACGACTCGATATCTTCCTTTGAAGTTCCAGAAGTCTCTGTATCCGCCACCTATCTTTTCGGGTAGGTAGATTTTACTCATAATTTAACCTCCTAACATAAGACCGATTCCCTGAGAACGAGAAAAGTCCTCAGCGAGTCGTTTCTTTATATCTTCTAAATCAATCGTGACAGTTGTCGACGCATCAATTTTAATATCTCTATAATCATGCTTAACCATAACAGGAGTAGAAGCAGACTCTGAAATATTGTCTGAAATATTGCTGGCCGCAGACTGCAAATATCCGTGAGCTTCCATCCTCTTATTTGAGCATGAATCTTTATAAGGGCATTGTCTACACCCTGAATATAATTTACTTGGCATTTAATCATCCTCACCTTCGGGGAGCTTGCTCCGAGTTACTTTTATTCTACTATATTTAGAGTCATTTGTCAAGATGCTACTTAGACTATCGATAAATTATTTAGTACCGAGTCGAGTTCTATTGCCGAGTATTTATATCGAGTAATAAAATTCCTCAGCGAGTCGACTCGGTACTTCTTCCATGATTACTCGATTAAAATACTCGATAATAACCGAAGAATACTCGGTAAATATCGAGTGGACTCGGTTGTAATTACTCGGAACTTAGCACTCGACTCGAATAGAGGAATACTCGGTTCGAGACCTTCTTTATAGCGAGAGAAAAAATTTCGACTCGGCCTTTATTGGCGAGAATACTGTGAGAGTGGCCATCTCATGGTAGACGTCGGTCACTCGGTCCCCACCCCGGGGTACAATATCTCGTATCGAGTCGGCTCGGTAGGTACTACATCTTGTGTCGGTACTATATATAGTGTCTATATAGGTATTATTACCACTACTTGGTACTATATCTTGTGTTTTACTCGGCTATCACTACATCTTGTACCACTGCTATATACATAACCACTATATATAGGGTACCTTGAGATACCCGGCTCTCGTTGGTTCTCTCGTACTTTATGGGTTCACTTGGTGTGTAGTGGGAGCCGTGTAGGTGCGTTGCGTATCGTGTATTTCTCGTTATGCTCGTAGTACATACAACCAAGTTACCATTGATTGGTAGTTCTTTGTGTGTTTACTACATATCGTAGGTAACCGAGTGCTTAACCACAATATATAGTGGTGTACTACATCTTGTATCTATCTATATACTCTTATACTATATCTTGTTATTACTATATCTCGTACCTTTACCTGCTCCCCGACCCGAGATGCAGTGGTACGAGATATTGTGGTTGCGTGTATGTCTACCCACTATATCTTGAGTACTATATCTTGTACCGATATTCTTTTATACCACTATATATCGTACCACTGTATCTTGTACCTCTCCGCCTGCTCCTCACTACATCTCGTATTTCCTATATCTTGGAGGTACGATTGGGTATGGTACTATATCTCGTGTACCATGATTACAGTGGTTTTCCGTGTTTCCTGTAATACTGTGACAACCCGTTTCTCGCCCACGAGACGCCACTTCTCTCGTGTTTTACAGTACATTGGTAAAAGTGTACCACCAATAGCCGAGTCGTTTCATCTCGCCAATTCCACTATATGCAGTACCTGTAATAATTACCCAACCACTATATCTTGTGGATTCTCTGCCCGTGTTTGGCCTTTGTGTAATATGTACAAAAACCGAGTAAAAATACCGAGTGTATTTGTATAAAATTTTATTAAAATTTGCGAAAATGCTGTAAAACGGCGTAAAACGACGTAAAATGGTGTAAAATGGCGGTAATGTGGCGTAAACACACGAGACGGCGATTTACAATATTTCGAATCCATGTTATCATAGTGGTACAGTAAAACAACGGAACGCCACTTACCGTGTCGCCTGTTGTCACTGTATCCGCCACCCTTCGTGGGTGGGGTACC